CAGTATAGAATACAAATCTATGTCTAAACTGCTTAATAAGCCTATTTTAGAGCATATTAGAGAAGAAGGAAGAGAAAGGAATTTACTTCCAAGAATTCTTCTTAAAAGTAAAAAATTACCTTTTTAATAGTCTTGACAAAGATATCATGTATGATATACTAAATATCTTGAGTACACAGGGAGTTCCTGTGAATCATCATAGGCCGAAGTAGATCTTCGGGATTAACGAAAGGAAATATATGAGTTTTAATGATTTAAAGAAAAAGTCCAAAGTTACGAATTTGGACGATCTGATCCGTAAAATGGACGATCAGACCAAGAAAGAGTCGTATAAGGATGATCGTTTTTGGCGTCCAGAGTTAGATAAGTCAGGAAACGGATTTGCTGTTATTCGATTTCTTCCGGAAATTACAGGAGAAGATTTACCCTGGGTAAAGTACTACACCCATGCGTTTAATGGACCAGGTGGATGGTATATTGAAAATTGTCTTACTAGTCTAGGTCAAAAAGATCCAGTAAGTGAACTCAATACCCAATTATGGAATTCTGGTGTAGAAAGCGATAAGAATATCGCTCGAGAACGAAAGCGCAAGATTAATTACGTAAGCAATATTTACGTGGTATCAGATTCTACGAACCCCCAGAACGAAGGAAAAGTGTTTCTGTTTCGTTACGGATCAAAGATCTTTGAGAAACTACAAGAAGTGATGAAACCAGAGTTCAAGGACGAGGAGGCAATCAATCCATTCGATTTTTGGAAAGGAGCAAATTTCCGTTTAAAGATTCGTAAAGTAGCAGGTTACACCAATTACGATAAGTCTGAATTTGATTCTGCGTCTCCTCTTTTGGGCGGAGACGATGCCAAATTAGAACAACTGTGGAAGTCAGAACACTCGTTGAAAGAGTTTATCGATCCTAAGAATTACAAGTCATACGACGAACTCAAAGATCGTTTATATGAAGTTCTGGGTGGAGACATTCGGGCATCTGCAACTAATTCTGCCACAGCAGAGTCTGTTGACTCGGAAGAATTACAAGAGAAACGGTCGATTCCGATTAAAAGTAAAAAACCAATAGCAGAAGAAGATGTTTCTGAAACTACCGATGCACTAGACTATTTCAGTAAACTAGCAGACAATTAATTTATAAATACTTACAGTTTGTTAGACCAACCTCCCGAGCAGTATGGGAGGTTGTTTTATATATTCCTAAAAGCTCTAGAAGTAAATAAATTGGATATCATAGAATTTATATTTCTAATATTTGAAAATTCTATAGGAAACGGTTCATTTTTTGAAAAACTTATATTTGGTTCTCCTGGTAACTCAGCGGGTTGAATCGAAGGAATTTCTACAAAGATTGTTTTAAGTTCTTCTATTAAATCTATTTTTTGCTTTTGAGAAATAAATCCACCGTCTCCAACTTCTATTTGTTGTGTATCGAAGTATTTTGTTTTAATACTAGAACGATTGGTATTGTGTGTCGATTTTATTCCCTGTTGATTTGCAATAACAATACTAGGATCTGAAATTATACCTAAAGAATTTGCTCTATTGTTTGTGGTTGGATTAACTTCAATTCCATGTGTTGTTGAACTGATTTGTTCTGGTTGTATTTCTCCGACCAAACCCAAATTAGTTTCTCCAGATTGACCATAAGATATTAGCCCACCTTCACTGTACGCAGGTATTTGTTGAATCTTTTTTTGTATTTTAAAAACTTCATAAGACGATTTTGGATCGATTATAGAAGAAAAAAGTAGAGCATTTTTTATATCTTTTTTGGTTTTATTACTGGGCACATAATACCTGGGATTAGAAGATATAGTTTCAATTTTTCCAGATATCTTTTTATTTAAATAATTTTCTATTTGTTTTATTGAAATAATTTTAGGTTTATTTGATAAAAAATCTGAAACTGTAAGAGAATTTTCTGGTAATTGTATACCCGATTCTGAAGTTTCATTAGAGTCTGTAAATGATCGTATACCCGATTCTGAAGTTTCATTAGAGTCGGTAAATGATCGTATACCTGATTCTGGAGTTTTTGACAGTGGTGGAGTTATTTTACTTAAGTAATTATTTTTAATTTTATCTCGAACTTCTTCTTCGAAATTTATTGGAATGTTTTTGGATTTAGAATGATTTTTAATTTTTCTTAAAGTTTTTTGACTAATTTCTCTTGTATTGCTTTCTTTTATAAAATCATTTTGAATGTCTTCAATATCTGATTCTTGTTGTTGTTCGTGTTCCATTAAAAAGTTATTTTTAATTTCTAATATGCTGTCCATATTCAATAAATTTACCATCAATTTATTTAAAAATGACATATAATTATTTTTCATTGTCTAAAATTTCTTTTCATATTTTGTTCTTCTACATAAGCTTTTAATAAATCCAAATATATATTTCTTTCCCATACAATCATATTTTCAATATCATTCAGAGAACATCGATGTTCGTGCATCATTAAAAACTGAAGTTTTAGATTATTTGTTAGCCTCATGTGACTGAGGCTTAGACGAAAAAATCGTCTAATCCTCGTAAAGTAATAGATCTTTCTTTACCATCTGATGTTTTATATGAAACTATTTTTTCAATTTTTGACATATTGATTAAATAATTTTCTATTAATTCAAATTGAGACTTTGTTAAATTATCGATAAATTCCTGGAGATCAGATACCGATAAATCTTTACATTTTATCATTTCTGTTTTAGTGTTTATGGCTTCAATACAATATAATGCTATTTTATATAATTCTTTTTGTTCTAGTATAGAAATATTATCATTATTTAATAATAAATCTACAGTGGGTTCTTTCATATCAACTGATAACTCTGAACCCAATTCAATACTATTTGATTTATTTTTTGACTCGATCACTTGTATTTCTTCCAAATTAATATGAATTTTAAATTCTTCTTTGGTTTCTGGACATATTATAGTTGGTTCAACAATGGAATCTATTGATTTTATTCTTAATTGAATAAACAAATACTGCATATCGGTTAGTGTCAAGTCCTTTAAAGACATTTCAAAACACGACTCGAGTACTTCTTTAATGCAATTTAATTTTTCCTTAATAGATCCAAATTCTTGAATTGTTAATAATTTTTTTTCTTCTTTTACCAGAAGTGGTCTAAAATACACAACAATACCAGTTGATGGAATTTTAGTTTCAAATTTTGGATAGTGATTGGTTAATATGTTAGATAATTTCATGTTATTTATTTGCTAAAAAATTTATTTGAAAAGTAATAAATCCGTCTTCTCCTAATGAACTAAAAGTTGCATTATTAATACTGATTGGCCAACATTCTTTAATAATAATCTTTTTTGGATTATTTGCATTTTCATCATACATGTTTACTGTTATTGTCATTGGTCGAATTTTCATATAAGAAAATGATGCGTTTGAGGCAGAACCGTCAACGTCATATCCTCCAATAAGTGTAATTATTTTTTGAAATTTACTAAAAAGATTAGAGCTTTCTTCTCGACTCATCTCGAACAACATTGAGATTTTTCTAGGATTAAAAAATCCAGCAGGAATAATTCGCAAAATATTTCCATATCCTTGACTAGTATTTGCGTTTTCTATAGAATTACTGTCTATTTTTATTTTTTGAGGATAATATAGTGCAGAATTTAATCCTGTATCGGCGTATAATCCTCCCTGAAAAGAAACAGAATAGGCATATTGTCTTTGAAAATCTTTGAATTGATTTCTAAAATTAGTGTAATTGGAACTGGGGTCGAATTTCATTTGAATAACTCTTTTTCAGTCAAGACTTTAAATATCCAACCCAATTCTTCACAATATTTTTCAGCAGATTTCCATTTTGCCAAATTTACAGAATAAGTAACAGATTCCCTGAGTGAAATTTTTTTATTCTTTTTTTCAGTCTGTCTATATGGTTTAATTTCTATAAGTGATATTTGTTTTTTATTTTCTTTATCTGTATACTCTACTATAAAATCTGGTACATAATGATGGTGTCTATTATCTATCGGAGAGAAATACGGGATACGTAAAAGTTCAAATCCCCAACGAATTATATTGGGAGAACTGTCTAAATACTTACAAAATCTTCTTTCCCACAAAGATCTACAGTTTATAGAGTTAAAATCTCCCATATATTTTGATTTATTGATTGGAATAAACTTATTTTTATAGGCCATTTCTTAATATATATAATGGAATAAAAATATGCCAATATTTCCTATACTACTGGGTGATGTCAATATGAATTGGTTTTCTGTATCCGCCGGAAGTAATATGTTTGCAATTCCATTTCCTAAAAGCACATCAATGATTCATTCCAATCAGTATTTGGAAGATTTAACAGAAAAAATGCATCATATGCTCGGAGCGGCACGCCAGCAAAACATGCAGGGAGCCATCATACCAAGCCAGGTATTAGTTAACCAAGCTGGGAAATTGCCTGGGGAAGCAGGAGATTTCTTTGACGCTTTAACGAACGCAACAAACGCTGACTACCACCGACTCAAAATGGGAAGTGTGTACCAAAGTCCAGATTTAACTGATTTGGTTTTTTATAAATCACATAAAAGAACATTGAATGTGAACGCCAAACTAACATGTGCATCTATAATCCAAAGTAATTTTTGTAAAGACTTTATCGATTTTTTACAACTCGCGAGTTTACCACGAGGTTTCACGCAGCCTCCTCGACTATTTGACATTCGTGCCAGTAGTGGAATTATACCCAATACTACACATAATAAGGCATTTTTTCCGCATATGACTCAGTGTGTATTAGAAGAATTAGGCGTCAGTACACTGGGTCATCCCAATATGTTTACTTCCCATGCATCTGGTACGCATCCGCTTCAATATAATATCTCTATGGTATTTAGAGAAAAATCAGCAGTTTATAATATTGGAGGTAATATTGTACCTAGATCTGAAGTGCAGGTGCAAAGACCATGAAATATTT